ACGACAAATTCACCGGTTTTACGGCGGCGGGTGTAGAGCCCCGGCAGCGGTGCCAGGCCGATCACGTCGCCCCAGCCGTTGCGCACCTTCAGAATGGCCACGTCGCCGAACGTCAGAAAATCAAAGGCACCCGCTTCCATCTCATCGCGCGACAGCCCGCCGCCCTGATAATCCGCCAGAACCATGTTTTTACGGGCATGAATGATGCCGCCGTGCTGGCCGTTCAGGTTAATAAGCTGCGCCAGCGCCAGCCTGTCAATGGGCAGCGTGTAGTGTTCGGCGTCATTGTCATACCACACATCGCGGTAATCGGTGCCGGTGGTCAGTACCGGTTCGGGTTTGCCGAAGCGCAGAATGCTCATGCTGCGCGCCGGTTTGCTGCTGTCCTGGCGCTTTGCGGCGCGGAATTTCTTCTTACTCATGCGGATTGTCTGAGCCTCCAACGCGATTTGGGTCGGTTTTCATAGTTAAGGGGTTCGTTATGCAGGGCGTGCGCGATGGCCCAGAACGCCTCGGCGTGTCCGGTGTCCGTGGTACGGTCTGCGACAAAGGTCATTGCGCCACCGGCCTGCGTGGTGGTGCGGCGGATGGCCATAAAGCTGGCCGGAATTTCTTTCAGATCCTTATCCCACTCGATGCGCTGGCTTTCCACCACGTCAGCGGCCTTGAGTACCAGCTGATTTTTGGTGTTGCGGTCATAGCGGATTGGCACGGCGACGCGCAGCGCAAAGTGCTGAATGTTGTCAAAGACACCCTGGCCGATGCCGGTCACATCAACGCCCAGGTAGGCGAAGTTGTATTTTTTGAAAAGCTGCTCAATTTGTTTGGCCTGCCAGCGGAAATTCATGCCTTTCCAGTTGAACACCCGCAGGACGCGGAATTTCTCACCGGCAAACAGCGGCGGGGCGACAATCACAAAGCAGGAAAAATCACCGCTGCGGGCCGGGTCAAAGCCGCCCCATACTTCCCTGTCACCAAAGGGGCGCATCGCGTCGGGTTTATGATCCTGCCAGGTTTCGGTTTCCACCGCGCAGGCTTCCAGGTCGCCATAGCTGAAAACGGAATCCTTACTGTCCACGAACACGCACATGTAGAGCATGTTGAACGTGGTCGGATTGTAACGGTTGCGCAGCTTGTCGATGCTGGCCAGGTTGAAGCCGCCCGCAATGGCATCTTCCATCGTAATGACGTAACGCCACTGGCCATCCGGGCAAAGGCGACCGCCGTCACGCATCTCATCAAATGAGGGGAATTTAACGGCGGCGCGCTTCTTGCTGCCCTGTTTCCATTCCTCACCCGTCCAGAACGGATACGCCTGGTGTGTTTTGGCGGAAGGCGTGGAAAAGTAGGTGGTGCGCCATTTGTCATGGGTGGCCATCGCAGAAGCGACTTCATTAAGCCGCGCGAAGTTAGGCACCCAGAAATATTCGTCACAGTACAGGTGACCGCTGTATGACTGTGCCGTGTTTTTGTTGGTGGACAGAAAGCGCAGTTCCGCGCCGTTGCTTAATCGGATCGGGTTGCCGGTGAGCGTGATGCCGAAATACTGTTCCGCGATGTTGACAATATAGGAGCGGAAAACCTCCGCCTGCGCTTTGGACGCGGAAAGGAAAATCTGCGGATCGCCCGTCAGCACGGCGTTTTCAAACGCCTCAAACGCAAAGTACCAGGTGGCACCAATCTGGCGACTTTTAAGGATGTTGCGCACCTGCTGGCCAATGTTGGCGCGCAGGTGTTTCTGATACCCGAAAAGGTGTTCATCCGCCCAGGCGTTAAAGTCGTCTTCTGACAGCCCGGAAATGTCATTCTTTTTGTATTTGCGTTTGCGCTTTGGCTGGTCGTCGTCGCTCTCGTCTGCGGTCGCAGCTGCACGCGCAACGCCCTGGCTGGTTGCCAGCTTCTCTTTATGCTTGTTGCTCTGCGCCCGCAGTTTAGTGGCGTGCGCGATCAGCATGTCCATCTCTTTTAAATCCAGGTCGGTTTTGTTATCCCGCCCGGCAAGCAGCTGATAGCGGCGCTCTATCGCCTCCTCTGTACTTTCAAAACTGAGTAAATCCGCCCAGCTGTATTTTTCCGCCCAGTAGTAAACGATCCGCGCATTCGGCAGATTTAATTCTGATGCAATTTCTTTCGGCGTATAACGGCGCAGATAAAGCGAGCGTACAACGCCTTTTAATTCGTCTGAGTATTTAGCCATAGCCTTTATTATGCCTGCGCCTTTTTTATAAAACGGTGGCGTCAGTTCGTACTTATTCGGGAAAGACGTTATATCCGAACTGATAAGAATAAAGCGGCGTGCGGCGTCGGGTTTATTTCGTAATAATTCATTCCGCAACATGATGGCAGGCAATCAGGGGGGATATGTCGCAATCGCATTTACGCACTGACTGGCTTTGCATCGCAACGGAAGGAGATACGGTTGATGGCCGGGAATTAAAAAGACAGTGGCTGGTTGATGCTGCTGAAACTTATAACCGGGAGTGGTACGGGGCATTAATCTGGCCCGAGCACGAAAAGAATTGCGGAAACTTTGGTGAGGTGCTGGATGTAATGGGGGAGGAAGGGGAGGACGGATTATACCGGCTTTATGCTCAGATACGCCCCAATGCTTACCTGCTCGAAGCGAACCGCTATGACCAGCTTATCTATTTCTCTGTTGAACTGACGCCAGACGGCAATTTTCGCAATACAGGCCGTACCTATCTGGAGGGGCTGGCGGTGACTGACAGACCGGCCAGCGTGGGAACAACCCGGCTGCGCTTTAACAGGCGCAAGGCCAATAAAGCGGGTTATTACGGATGTGTAATTACCCGCGACGGTAAATTTATTCAGGAAAACGAAATGAAAAAGAACTGGCAGTCTTATTTTGGTCTTAAACCGAAAACGAAAAACTTTGCCGAGGGCGATGAAACGGAAACGCCATCAGGCGACGATCAGCTTAATGTGCTGGCTAATGCCGTGAATGAACTGGAAGGCCGTATGGATGCGGTTGAAGTCCAGCTGAAAGAATTGTCCGGCGATATGGATAAGGTGGCCGAAGTCATGGATACCGAAGATTTCGCGCGCCTGCGTGATAACCTCGGCACCATTCTGGCGAATTTTGGCAAGCTGGATGCAAAAATCACGAAGCTGCCGAAGCGTAATTTTGGTCAGCAGGATAAGAAGCCGCGTTTTAACGTCCTTTAATTTCGCCTTAACTCCCGTCACCGGGAATTAATTTATATCGCGTTAACGCGAGGGAAACTTATGCAACTTAATCAACGTGCGCGTGATCTCATTGGCGCATATTCGGCGGCACTCTGCCAGGGCTATAACGTCCAGCAGGCTGACCGTTATTTCTCGCTGACTGACCCGAAAGAAACCGCGCTGCGCCTGGCACTGCTGGAAGCGGTGGAGTTTCTCAACATGATTACCTGTGCGGATGTGGATCAGCTGTCCGGCCAGGTGGTCAGCGTGGGTTCCTCTGCGCTGCATACCGGGCGCAAGGAAGGCGGCCGCTTCATGCGTAGCGTCGGTGTGGACGGCAACGATTATAAGCTGGTCGAAACCGATTCCTGCGCTGCGCTTAAGTGGGATTTACTGTCCGTCTGGGCAAATGCCGGTAAAGAGGAAAACGAGTTTTTCAACCTCGTTCAGACCTTCTCTAACCAGGCGTTTGCGCTGGATATGCTGCGCATCGGTTTTAACGGTAAAAGCGTCGAAAAAACAACCGATCCGGAGAAAAACCCGAACGGCGAGGATGTGAATATCGGCTGGCATGAGCGCATGAAGGGCTTTGACGCCGGTAAGCAGATTATCACTGATGCCGTGGTGCTGGATGATAAGGGGGATTACCGCTCGCTTGATGCGATGGCGTCCGACCTCATCAACGCCAAAATTCCGCAGCAGTACCGCAACGATCCGCGCCTGGTGGTGCTGGTCGGTGCTGACCTGGTGGCGGCTGAACAGTACCGCCTGTACCAGAGCGCAGACCGCCCCAGCGAGAAAATCGCCGCCCAGATGCTGGGCAGTACCATCGCGGGCCGTCCGGCCATCGTGCCGCCGTTTATGCCTGGCAAGCGCATGGTGGTAACACCACTGAGTAACCTGCACATCTACACCCAGCGCGGCACGCGCCAGCGTAAGGCTGAGTTTGTTGATGACCGCAAGCAGTTTGAAAACAAATACCTGCGCAACGAAGGTTACGCCGTTGAAGTGCCGGAGCTGTACGCGGCCATTGACGAAAACGCCGTGACCATCGGCCAGGTCACTGAGCCAGCGGAGGGCTAACCGATGGCACTTTCACCCGCACAGCGACACAGCCAGCGCATTGCGATGGAACAGCAGCTGCTGCGCCGCGAGGCCGTGGAGCGCGCTGAAAGCCTGCATTTGCAGATTCAGGCGCTGAATAACGACGTTGCCCACGTGCGCAACCTGCCGACCATCGCAGACCGTGAAGCGTATAAGCGTGATGTGCTGCTGCCGCGCTGGATGCCGACCGTTGAGAGCTATCTGGCAGGCGGCAAGGTCTACCCGAACCCGGTCTTTTCGTGGTGCGTGGTGTGGCTGTTTGATGCGGGCGATTTTGAAAAGGCGCTGGCCTGGGCAGATATCGCCATTGAACAGCAGCAGCCGACGCCTGAGAACATCCGCAGCCATTTCCCGGCGTTTGTGGCGGATACCGTCCTGAGCTGGGCGGAAGCCACGGCGGCAGCGGGTGAAAGTGTCGAACCCTATTTTTCGCAGACCTTTGAGAAGGTCACGCAGTGCTGGCGCCTGCATGAGCAAATCACGGCTAAATGGTTCAAGTTCGCCGGGCTGCTGATGCTGCGTGATGACGAAGGTCAGCCACGCGCCACGGCGCTGGATGATGTGGAGACGCTGGAAAAGGCCGATGCGCTGCTGGCGTCAGCAGAAAAGCTTTATAAGCGCGTCGGGGTGGGAACGATGCGTGCGCAGATTGGCGCGCGTATCCGCAGCCTGACGAAGTAACGACTACCGCAAGCCAGGCGGGCGCGGCTGAGGGCAAAACACATCGTGTAATGCGCCGTGGACGCCGGTCAGCCCGCCTTTTTATTCGGGGGATTCATGTTTAACGGCAGGCCGCTGGAATACCAGGATGCACCGCTGACCAATAACGGCTTCTGGCCGGATCTGAACCTGAAAGATTTTCAGGCCCAGCGCGCACTACCGCCGGATATTGAGGCGGACACCATCGCGCAGGCGCTGATTGCCGCCGTGATGGAAGTCAATGCGGAGCTGGTCAGCGTGGAGGCCATGTACAGGGCGCAGGGCCATGTGTCGGCGGCGGATGTGCCGGGCGTGATGTGGGAAGGGTTTAGAGGGCGGGGCGGGGAGTGCAGGCCAG